CCGCCGCGCTGACCCGGCGCGACGTGGATGAGATGGAGGAGGCGTTCGCCTGGGTCGAGGCGCTGGACGCGGGCCAGCGGCGGCTGGTGTCGGCGGCCGTGGCGCAGCTGGCGCGGGGCCAGCGGCAGGTCAGCTGGGTGCGCGTGGCGCGTTCGTTTGGTCTGGATCGGGGCACCGATGGGCTTCGGATGCGCTACGGGCGCGCCATCGCCAGCATCGCCGCGCGCCTGAATGGCGGAAATCCACGGGGTTTCGTGTCAAACGATTTAGTTGCCCGTTAACACAATTTCGGGTGTTCGCCTGTCGGGCGTTTTGGGCCTATTTATTGATACGCTGAGGCGGGCTTGCGAGCGCGGTGAGGCATCCTCTCTCCCTGATCCTGCGAAGGGCGTTCCGGTTTCGATCGGGGCGCCCTTCGCCGTTGTGGTGTCCATGGCACGATTGAGCAGCGTCAAGCCACGGCTAGGCACGCTACGGCCACGGCTGGCGCAGCGCGATGATGCGCGAGCGGAGATGGATCGGCGCCGCGAGCTTCGGCCGTGGCGCAAATGGTACAAGACGGCGCGATGGGTAAGGCTGCGCTGGGCCGTGCTGGTCCGCGACCTGTTCACCTGCCGCCGGTGCGGCGTGATCGAAGCCGACACGTCGCAGCTGGTCGCTGACCATCGCAAGCCTCATCGCGGCGATGAGGCGCTGTTCTGGGACATCGACAACCTCCAGTGTCTGTGCGGCCCGTGCCACTCCGGTGCGAAGCAGCGCGAGGAGCAGGCTGGCGCCTGGGAGTAGGGGGGGGGTCGAAAGTCAGGAGGGCGGTCGCCGCCCGGACCACTCATGCTCTCACGTGGAGATTTTTTTGGGCGCGACGGATTTTTCGGGGGTCGATCTGTTCGGCGACCCGATCCAGCCGCGCTCCGAGGGGCGTGGGAGGCCAGAGCATCGCTGGACCTTGGAAAATTCCAACAAGGTGCTTTTGGCGTTCGCGCGCGGCCTGACGGTCAAGCAGGCGGCGACGGCGATCGGGGTGTCGGTGCCGACGCTGCGCAAGCATTATTCTTCCGAGGTCGCGCAGCGCGACGCCGCGGCGCTTCGGTTCGAAATGGTCCAGCTGGCGCGCCTCAACGACGGCGCGAAGGCCGGCAGTGTGGCCGCCGAGAAGGAATTGGGGCGCCGGCTGGAGAAGGCCCGCCTGGATGCGCTGTCCGAGGAGGTGTCGCGCCACGCCAAGCCGCCCACCACGCCGCGGCGCGGGAAGAAGGAGGAGTTGCAGCACGAGGCCGACAACATCACCGGCCGTTATGAAACGCCGCCCCCGCCTGCCAGCCTGCTGAACTGATGGCGGCGCCGGTGTGGTCGACCGCCTGCCCGGACTGGGAGCGGCGGATCGTCAATCGGGAATCGCTGGTGCCGTTCGCGCCGCTGTTCCCGGCCGAGGCGGACGCGGCGCTTGATGTCTTCAAGTCGCTGAAGATGGTCGACGTCGCCGGTCAGCCGACGTTCGGCGAGGCGTGCGAGCCGTTCGTGTTCGACCTGGTGGGCGCGATCTTCGGCGCATACGATGCCCAGTCGGGCCAGCGCCTGATCGAAGAATTCATGCTGTTGATCAGCAAGAAGAACGGCAAGTCGACGATCGCGGCCGGCATCATGCTGACGGCGCTTATCCGCAACTGGCGGCACGGTGCCAGCCTGAGCATCCTGGCGCCGACGCAGCGGGTGGCGGGCAACAGTTTCGACCCCGCCGCGGCGATGGTCCGCGCCGACCCGAAGCTGTCGAAGCTGCTGCACGTCGTCGACAATCAGCGGAAGATCAAGCACCGCGGAACGAAGGCGGAGTTGAGCGTCATCGCGGCCGACACCGGCACGGTCGGCGGAAGCAAGGCCGGTTTCATCCTGATCGACGAGCTGTGGATTTTCGGCAAGCGCGCCAATTCGGAGGCGATGTTCGAGGAAGCGACCGGCGGGCTGTCGTCGCGGCCGGAGGGTTTCGTCATCTACCTGACGACGCACAGCGACGAGCAGCCGGCCGGCGTTTTCAAGGACCGGCTGGATCGCTTTCGCGCGGTCCGCGACGGGACGATCGAGGATCCGCGTGCCTTCGGCATGCTCTACGAGTGGCCGAAGTGGATGCAGCAGACGGGCGCATACAATGACCCGGCCAATTTCTATGTCACCAACCCCAACCTGGGGCGGTCGCAGTCGGTCAGTTTCATCCAGCGCAAGTTGCGGCTGGCGAGCGAGGGGCGCGGCGAAGACGGCGACACGTCGTCGCAGATCGTGCTGGCGAAATACCTGAACGTCGAGATCGGGTTGCGCCTGTCCCGTGACCGCTGGATCGGCGCCGATTTCTGGCCGCGCGCGGTCGACGTCACGCTGGTGACGCTGGACGATCTGATCCGGCGTTGCGAGGTGATCGTGGCGGGGATCGACGGGGGCGGCCTGGATGACCTTCTGGGCCTGTGCCTGATCGGGCGCGAGAAGGGTTCGAAACGCTGGCTGGTGTGGGTGAAGGCCTGGGCATGGTCGATCGTGTGGAAGCGCCGGCAGGACATCGCCACGAAGCTGGATGAGTTCGTCGCCGAAGGTTCGCTGGTGAAGTGCGAGATGCCGGCGGAGGATGAGGCGGCGGCGCTGGGCGCGTTGAGCGACGGCGACGACGTCACGGTCGACGAGGACACCGAGCTGACGGCCGACATCGTCGGCGTGGTGGACGTGCTGGAACAGGTGCGCGATGCCGGGCTGTTTCCGGAGGCGGATGCGATCGGGCTGGACCCGGCCGGCGTCGCGGCGCTGGTCGACGAACTGGTGAAGCGCGGCTTCACCGACGCTCAGCTGAAAAACATCCCACAGGGGTGGAAGCTGTCGGGCGCGGTGAAGGGGCTGGCCCGCAAGGTCGCGTCGCGGACGCTGCGCCATGGCGGCCAGAAGCTGATGACGTGGTGTATCGGCAACGTGAAGCAGGAGCCGCGCGGTGCCAATGGGGTCGCGATCACGAAGCAGACGCCCAGTGCGAAGATCGATCCCGTGGCGGCGATGTTCAACGCCGCCACGCTGATGTCCTACAACCCCGTCGCAAGCGCCGGGTTCGTGTACGAGGAACGCGGGATGCTGGTGCTATGAGGACGACGGCGATTTCGCCGGACGGCTATCGCCGGCCTGCGATCCGGTACGACAGCGGGATCGCGACGGCGGAGGCGGCGATGCCGTCGCGGCCGGCGCCGTCCAACGTCACCGATGGCCGCTTCTATGGCGACGATGGCGACATGTGGTCGATGCTGTCGGCGCTGCCGGTCGAGGCCAACACGGCCGAGACGGCGGCACGGGTGGCGGCGGTGTTCTTCTGCGTATCGCTGATCGCGGAGGCGGTCGGCAGCCTGTCGCTGGATTTCAAGGACGACGGCGGCCTGCGCGCCGATTTCCCGCTGGCCAACACGCTGGCCTATGAGCCGAACCCGTTGCAGACGGGCGCGGAATTCTGGGCGGCGATGGCGTTCTGCGCCGTGTTGCGCGGGGAGGCGTTCGCCGAGCCGGTCGCGGGGCCGGACGGCGTCGAGGTGTGGCCGCTGCACCCGTCGCGCACGGTGTCGGACTGGGGCGAACGCAGCCTGGTGGTGCATTACCAGTCAGACCGCGCATGGCGCCGGCTGCTGCCGCAACAGCTGTTCTGGTTCACCGGGCTGGCCGATGGCGGGTTGCGCCCGCTGGTGCCGTGGAAGCAGGCAAAGGGTGCGATCGATTTCCAGCTGGCGCTGGAGGTCGGCGCGCGGGCGTTCTTCCGCAACGACCGTCGGCCGAGCGGCGTGCTGTCGACTGACAGCACGCTGACCGACGCATCGGCCGCGCGGCTGAAGGAGGGCGTCGATCGCTGGCGGCGCGGCGGGACGCCGGTGCTGGAAGCGGGCGTCAAATACCAGGCGGTCGGGATCAGCAACGTCGACGCCCAGCTGGTGGAGCTGATCAAGCAGCGGACGCTGGAGATGGGCCGATACTGGCGCATCCCGCGGTCGATCATCGGCGACGATGCCGGCGGCAATGCCGCGAGCGACGAGCAGGATACGCGCCGCTTCGTCAACTGGGCGCTGCGCCCGCTGACGCGGCGGATGGAACAGGCGATCACGGTGCGGATGCTGCCTCCGGACCTGCGCGCGCAGCGCGTCCGGGCCAAGTTCAACCTGGACAGCATGTTGCGCGGCGACGCGGCGACGCAGTGGAAGAATGCGGTGCTGGCGCGGACGGCCGGCATCCTGAGCGTCAACACGATCGGGACGCAATGGTTCGGCCAGCCGCGGATCGACGCGGAGTGGGCCGACGATCCGCGCGCGCCGCTGAACAGCAACCGCGCCGCTGACACGACGACGGGCGGCGAAACCGCGCCACAGGACAAGGTGCAGTAGAATGGAGCAGTTGCTGTCGTCATCCGCGCTGTGGGCAATGCACCCGGCGTTCCTGGACGGGATGCTGAAGCGTGGGTCGCTGGAGGCGATGTTGCCGGAGGCCGTCCGCAAGCTGGCGTCGTTCGGGACGCAGGAGGCCAAGGCGGCCGATCCGATCCGCGAGGGTGCCACGCTGATCGTGCCGGTCGTCGGGATGCTGGGGCCACAGGGTTTCGGCGCGCGCACCGAATATGGGGCGCTGGCCGACCGCGTCCGCGAGGCGGCGGCCGACCCGAAGATCGGGGCGGTGGTGCTGGACATGCGCAGCCCCGGCGGGCTGGTGTGGGGATGCGCCGAATGCGGGGATGCGATCTTCGAGGCGCGCGCGGCCAAGCCGATCGTGGCGGTCGCCAACCCGTTCGCCTTTTCGGCCTGCTACTGGCTGGGGACGCAGGGCAGCGCCTTCTACGCCACGCATAGCGGCGACGTGGGATCGGTCGGCGTCCGGTCGGGGCATACCGACATGTCCGGTTTCGAGGACAAGATCGGGATGAAGACGACGCTGATTGCGTCGTCGCCCGACAAGATCGCCGGCCACCCCTACGCCCCGCTGACCGACGAGGATCGGGCGGACATCCAGTCGAGCGTCGACGAGAGCAACGCCCGCTTCGCCGCGGCGATCGCCCGCGGACGCGGCATGAAGGTGGGCGACGTGGCCGGCGTGCACGGCACCGGCAAGACGTTTTCCGCGGCCCGCGCGCACGCGAACGGCGCGATCGACGGGGTCAAGACGCTGCGCGAGGTCGTGGCCGAATATGGATCGAGCCGCGCGCGGCTGGCGCTGATGCGCCGGCAGGCTGCGGCAATGGAGATGGCCACGGCCATCTGACGGTATCCTCCGCGGTGGAGGACGGGGCGGTGCCGAATGGCGCCGCCCTTTTTTCTGGGCGCGCGCGCCCTTCAGGAGAATGACATGGCCACGAATCTGGCAGTGTTGAAGACCGAGGCGCGCGCCATCGCGAAGCGCCGTGATGACCGGTTCGCTGCGGCGATCGGCGAGAACCGCGACCTGACGGCCGAAGAGGAGGCCGCGGAAGCGGAAGACGCGAAGAAGCTGGCCAGCCTCACGGCGATGATCCAGCGCGTCGAAAGCGCGATGGCCGATGCCGGTGCGATCGGTTCCGATCCGGTCAGCACGCCCCCCGCGACCGGTCCGCCGGCCGCTGTTCCCGCGCAGCCGCGACAGCAGCTGGACAATGGCGGGTTCCGCGACATCGCCGAGTTCGCGTCGGCCGTCCGCTTCGCCAATCCGGCGGCCGGCGGATCGTTCCGGATGGACGATCGACTGGCACGGCTGGTCCAGCCGGGGCAGCAGGCCGCGCCGGGCAATGTCCACATGGAACAGGGCGACGCCGCGGGCAGCTTCCTGGTGCCGGCCGAGTTCCGCCAGAACATCGTCAACCTGGTGTTCAACGACGAAACCGATCCGGTCATGGACCTGATTTCGGCGGAGCCGACCGGTTCGAACCGGGTCATCGGGCTGGGCGATGAAACGACGCCGTGGGGCAACAACGGCGTCGTCGCGCGCTGGCGCAGCGAGGGCGAGCAGATGCAGCCCAGCCGCTTGGCGCTGACCCCGCGCGAAACGAAGCTGGGCGAACTGTACGCCTTCGTCCTGGCGACGGAGGAGCTGTTGCAGGACGCGCCGCGCGTCTCCTCGCTGCTGACGACGCACGCCGCGGCGGCGATCCGCTGGACCACGGCGGATGCGTACATGTACGGCGACGGCATCGAGAAGCCGCTGGGCTGGATGAATTCGGATGCGCTGATCACCGTGCCGAAGGACGCCAATCAGACCGCGGCGAGCATCACCGCCAGCAACGTGGCGCGGATGTACGCGCGCGTCATCATGCCGACGCAGGCGGTGTGGCTGGCGAACAACGACATCATGCCCAGCCTGATGGGTATGAAGACCGAGGGGTCGAACCTGCCGCTGTGGTTCGGCAATTTCCAGAACGCGCCCGGCGGGCAGCTGCTGGGACGGCCGGTGATCTTTTCGGAGCATTCGCGGTCGGTCGGCCAGTTCGGCGACCTGCAGCTGGTCAATCCGAACGGGTACGAGGCGTTCCGCAAGCAGTCGGGCGTCGAGTTCGCAGAATCGATCCACCTGTATTTCGACTACAACATCCGCGCGTACCGCTGGGTGTTCCGCATCGGCGGCCAGCCGGTGCTGTCGAAGCCGGTGATGCCGGCGAACGGCAACACCACCAAGTCGCATTTCGTCGCGCTCGCCGAGCGCGCCTGATCCGATCGACCCCGGACCCGCGCGACGCGCGGGGCCGGCCGGATGTGCCGGCCGGAAGCAGAGAAGGAACACTACATGCAGGGCAATCTCAATCCGTCGGTGCGGGCCGCACTGGCGGGGTTCATCGCGCCGGCGCAGGCCGGCGTCGGCACCGTGACCACCGGATGGGTGGACATGCGCAAGTTCTTCGCCGCGCTGGGCGTGCTGAACGTCGGCGTGATCGGTGCGGGCGGCACCGTCGACGCCAAGGTGCAGCAGGCGACCGATGCGAACGGCACCGGTGCCAAGGATGTGCCGGGGCTGGCGATCACGCAGCTGCTGAAGGCGGGCGGCGACAACCGGCAGGTGGCGATCAACATCCGGCCGGAAGACATGGACAAGGCCGGTTACCGGTTCGCCCGGCTGTCCGTGACGGTGGGCACCGCCTCCACCTTCCTGTCGGCGTCGCTGCTGGGTTTCGACCCGCGATACGGCGCGGCATCGGCCAATCAGTCCGGCACCGTCGTCGAGACGGTCGGCTAAGGAGATCGCGCGATGATCGAGTTTCTGCAGGATTACGTCACCAAGGCGGCGCCGCCCGAGGTGTTCGCGAAGGGCCAGCAGGTCACGCGCTCGCCGGAAAGCGAGCTGTATTTCGTCGGCCGCGGGCTGGCGGGGTATGTGATCGACGGCCAGCTGGTCGATCAGGATTACCAGCCGATCGTCGTCGCCCAGCCGGAAGCGTCCGACGCCGCCACGGTGATGGGACGCGCGGGCGAACTGGCGCTGGGCGATGGCACGCCGCAGCGCGCATCGTCCGGGCCGCGGGTGGCGGTGACATCGGACAGCCTGACCGCCGAACAGCGCGACGCGCTGTCGCGCGCCCTGGCGGAACGCGGCCTGCTGGAAGAGTTGGTCCGGGAGCGCGATGCGTCGATCGTGACGCTGAACGACCGGATCGCCGACATCACCACGCAGCTGTCGGGCAATGCCGATCGGGCCAACGAGACGATCGCCGATCGCGACCGGGAGATCGAGCGCCTGACCAACGCCGCGGCGGATGCCGAGAAGGTGGCGGCCGATCTGGTGGCAGCCCAAGAGGAGATCGCCCGCCTGACGGCCGAACTGTCGGAGGCGAACGCCGAGGGCGACGATGCCGCCAAGAAGGTCGAAGCGCTGACGGCCGAGATCGACGACCTGAAGCAGCAGCTGTCGGCGCAGCCGGCGGCGAAGGCGCGCGGCAAGTAAGCGGCGAGGGGCGGCGGGCATGGCCTTTACCATCGAACCCGTCGCCCCGGTCGACGGCGCGGCCGTCGTGCCGGACGTGCTGGTCGATCAGCACGTCAAGCCGGCGAGTGAAGAAGATGCGCTGCTGATCGCGGCGCTTCGCCTCGCCGCTATCGACCACCTGGAGGCATTCACGGGCCGGTCGTTGCAACGTCGGGCATGGCGGATGACCTGCGATCATTTTCAGACGTCCATCACGCTTTTGCGCGGTCCGGTGTGGCAGGTGACTGCTATCCGATACCTCGACGTCGATGGGGTCGCACAGACTGTGCCCAGCTGGCGGCAAAGCGGCGACGTCGTCATGCCCATGGCAGGTCTGCGATGGCCAGCAACGGTCTGCGGAGCGGGTGCCGTGACGATCGATTTTGTTGCGGGCTTCGAGGATGTCGGGACCGCTGCGCCGGCTCTCCGCATGGCGGCGTTGTTGTTGCTTCGCCATCTGTACGACGGTGGGAGCGGGAACGACGGTATCCCGTCACCCGTGGCGGCGCTTTGCCGTGGCTATCGTGTACCGGTCATCGCATGATCGACGCACGCGAGCTTGATCGTCGGCTCACGCTGTATCGGCGCGATGCGACAGATGATGGCTTCTCATCCTCACCTGGCGCTCCTGTCGAGATTGGCACTGTCTGGGCGAAAAAGGTGGACGTTTCGAACACTGAGATGCTCGCCGCGGCGGCGGTCGGGCAGGTCATCACGACGCGCTTCCTTGTTCGCTGGACCTCGCAAATGACGCAGCTGCGCGCTGACGACCAGGCGGTATGCGAGGGCACGCGGTATGAGATCGTCGGCTGGCGCGAAGCACGGGGGCGGCGTGTCGGGATCGAGATCACCGCGAAGGCGATCCGGTCGTGAAGATGCGCGTCGAGGGGTTCGGCGACGCGGATCGCAATCTGGCGGCGCTGGAGCGGTTGGCCGATGCGGACGACCTGCGCGCGCTGGGAATGGATGCGCTGGAGCCGGTCGCTGACGCGGCGCGCGGGATGGTGCGGCAGCGTACCGGCCGGCTGATGCGATCGATCGGGGTGGGTACGCAGCTTAGCCCCGCGCAGGCCGCACGGGTGTCGCCGGATCCGGGCACCGTGGAAATCTATGTCGGCCCGGGGTCGATGGCGCAGGCGATCACCGAGGAGTTCGGGACTGTCCGCGAGGCGGCGCACCCGTACATGCGCCCCGCCTGGGACATGCGGCTGGGCGAGGTGATCGCGCGGCTTCGTGTCGGCGCCGGGCGCCGCCTGAAACGGATCGTGAAAGGCTGACCGATGGAAGAAGCTTTTCGTGCGGCGCTGCTGGCCCATAGCGGGCTGGCGGCGCTGGTCGGCACGCGCATCGACTGGGGGCTGCGCGGCGCAGTGCCCAGCGTGCGGCTGCTGGTGGTCAGCAAGGTGCCGATCCAGACCTATGGCGGACCGATCGGGCTGACCCCTTACCGCATCCAGGCGGATTGTTTCGGCGCCAAATATGGCGAGGCCAAGCGCGTGGCGCGGGCTGTCGAGGCGGCGGTGGCCACGCTGGCCCGGCCGCGATGGGATGCCTGTTTCGTCGAAGGCGAGCGCGACGATCAGGATGAGGATGCCGCGAACAACCCGCTGGCGCGCACGTCGCTCGATTTCCGCATCTGGCACCAATCGTAAGCAAGGAGACGACCTATGGCCGGCAACAGCCAGGCGATGACAGGGCTTGGCATCGTCATCGCCATGAAAGCGACGGCGAACGCCACGACCTATACCGATATCGGCGAGCCGACCGACATCACGCCGCCCCAGTCGATGGACGACGAGATCGAGGTGACGAACTACAATTCGCCGAACGGGACCAAGGAGTTCATCGGCGGTCTGACCGACCCCGGCGAATGCACGTTCACGATCAATTATATTCCGGGCGGCCCGACCGAGACGCTGATCCTGGGCGCCAAGTCGACGCGGAAGCCGCGCGGCTTCAAGTTGACGTGGCCGAACGGGGTGACGTGGACGTTCGACCTGCTGATCCGCGGGTTCCAGCCGACCGCGCCGCTGAACGACCGGCTGACGGCTGAGGTGACCGGTCGCGTCAGCGGCGCGGTCGTCATCACGCCCGCGCCGAGCGGGGGTGCCTGACGATGGCGAACCCGATCAAGGGTGAGGTGGGGTTCAGCGTGGGGGAAGGTCGCTTCACGCTGGCCTACGATTTCAACGCGCTCTGCACGATGGAGGGCGACCTGGACGTCTCGATCGAGGATGTCGGCACGAAGATGGACAGCATCAGCGCGGTGCGAACGATGTTCCGCATCGGGCTGGAGGCCCATCACGGCAGGCTGAGCGACATCGAGGCCGGCAACCTGATCCACCAGCTGGGGTTGGAGGAGGCCGGCGCGCTCATCACCAAGGCGTTCCAGGGCGCCTTCCCGGACGCGAGTGCGGGGGGAAAGGCGAAGCCGGCGAACAAGGCGACCCGTGGGAGTGGGCGCGGGCGCTAGAAATCTGGGTCGAGCTGGGCCTCGACCCGGACGCCTTCTGGCGATCGACGCCGCGTCTGATGGCGCTGATCGTCGACGGCAAGCGCCGGGAGGCCGAGAACGCGCATCAGGACCGGGCGTGGCTGGCATGGACCATGGCCGCGCTTCAGCGGTCGAAGCGGCTCCCCTCGCTGGCCGACGTGACCGGCAAGAAGAATCGCGCCCCGAAGCGACGTGTCGCCAGCGCGGATGCGCTGCTGACGATGGCGCACATGTGGACCGCCGCCACGGGCGGCAAGATGGAGTGATGTGAGGATGGACACGGGAGGTGCAGTGATCGGCGCGCTTCGCGGCGTCCTGATCCTCGACACGCGCGACTGGACGCCCGCGATCGGGCGGGCACGTGGCGACCTGACGGGGCTGCGCGGCGCGCTGGAGCAGGTCAGCGGCGTCATGGACGAGGTGGCGGGCAAGGCGAAACGGATGGGGGCCGGGTTGACCGCCGGCATCACTCTGCCGCTGGGCGCGCTGGCGGCCGTGTCCAACAAGACGGCCAGCGGGTTCGAGGCGAGCATGAAGCGCGTCGAGGCGGCTCTGAAGGGCGTGTCGGGCGGCGACCTGAAGCGGCTGGGCGATCAGGCGCGCGAGCTGGGGCCGCGCGTCGGCAAGGGCGCGACCGAGGCGGCGGACGGGATCGAGGCGCTGGGGCTGGCCGGCGTCGCGACGGCCGACATCCTTGGCGGGGCGCTGAAGGCATCGCTTGAGCTGGCCGCGGCCGGCGCGGCGCCGGTGTCGGATGCCGCGGCGCTGGTCACCGACACGATGGGCCAGTTCAAGGTGACCGCCGCGCAGCTGCCGCAGGTGGTGGGCGACGTCGTCGGGGCGCTGGATGCCAGCAAGTTCGGCTTCGTCGATTTCCAGCAGGCGCTGGCGCAGGGCGGCGGTATCGCGGCGAGTGCAGGGATCAACTTCCGCGATTTCGCCACGGCGATCGCGGCGACCAGCACGCAGTTCAGCAGCGGCAGCGACGCGGGCACGTCGTTCAAGACCTACATTCAGTCGCTGGTCCCCGTCTCCAAGGAGGCGGAATATGCGATGAAGAAGCTGGGCATCGAGTTTTTCGATGTGCGCACCGGCCGTATGAAGCCGTTGGCCGAACAGGCCGAAATCCTGCGCAAGGCGCTGTCCGGGCTGTCCGACAAGTCGAAGACCGAGGCGCTCAAGAACATCTTCGGGGCCGACGCGGCGCGGACCGCGATCGGACTGATGGAAAAGGGACGGCAGGGGATCGCCGACCTGCAACGTGAGATCGCGGGCGGCGACGTCGGCGCGAAGATTGGCAAGCGGCTGGAGGGCGAGGCCGCGGCGACGACGCGGCTGGCCAATGCGTTCGAGAGCGTCAAGATCGCGATCGGCGAAGCCGGGCTGACCGACATGATCGCGCGGGTCAAGAACGGGTTCGCCGGCTTCCTGGAATCGATCGCGCACGCCCCGCCCGCGCTGCTGAAGGTCGGGGTCGCCGTGGGCGCGCTGGCCGCGGCGCTGGGGCCGCTGGCGGCGGGGTTCGGGCTGGTCGCGTCGTTCGTGCTGGCCAAGGTGGCGCGGGGGTTCGGGCTGATCGGCTGGGCGATCAGCGCGGTGATCGAGCCGATCGGGACGCTGGGCGCGGCGCTGATCCGGCTGGTCGCCCAGGCGGGCATCCGCGAGGGGCTGGCGTTGATCGGGCGCAGCATCCTGGGTATCACCGGGCCGATCGGCTGGGCGATCGCGGCGGTGCTGCTGTTCAAGGACAGCATCCTGACCGCGCTGGGCGTGGTGTGGCAGCAGATGCAGGCCACGCTGGGCGGGCCGCTGGCAGCGCTGTGGGAAAAGGCCGGCGCGCTGATCGGCGGTGTGGTCAACGGTCCGATCGGCAATGCGATCGGCGGGCTGGTGGCGTTGATACAGGGTGTGCTGGACGTCGTCGGCACGCTGATCGCCGGCATCGTCGAGATGATCGGATCGGTGCTGGTCGCCGGGCTGGAAATCGCGATCCGCGCCATCACGGGCGTGGTGGATGTGGTGGCGGACGTGGTGCGCGCAGTGTCGGCGCTGCTGACCGGCGATTTCGCGGGCGCGTGGCAGGCGGCCTATGACGCGGTCGACAAGGCGATCCGGACGGTGATCGACATCGTCACGATGGCGGTGCCGGGGCTGACCGCGCCGCTGCAAGCGATCTATGCCGCGGCGAAGGCATGGCTGGTCGACGGGTTCGCATCGATCGGCCAGATGTTCAGTGGCGTGGTGTCGGGCGCGATCGACTGGTTCGCGACGGCGATGCCCGGCGTCGTCGCGACGGCCAAGAGCGTCTACACCGGCGTTAAGGCGTGGCTGGTCGACAAGTTCGGCGGGATCACGGCGTGGATCGGCAGTACGGCGAAATGGATCGGCGACCAATATGCGGCGCTGAAAGAGCGGCTGGGCTTCGGCGCCGCCAAGCCGGCCGCGCCGGCCGGCGCCCCGGCCGCGCCCAAGGCGGAGCCGGATCCTGCACCGACCGGCGGTACGCGCACGGTGGATTTCACCCCGCCCAGGACGGCACGGGCACGTCGGGCCGGGGGCGGTGCGAGCCATCGCTATGATGCCGACAATCGCGAGCAGCTGAAGATCGAGGCCGAACTGGATGCCGCGCGGGCGCGGGGCGACAAGGAGGCGGAGAAGCGCATCCAGGACCAGCTGGCGCTCTCCAAGCAGATCGAGGCGTATCAGCGCACCGGCCTGTCGCTCGACCAGGCGCGCGCCGCGGCGCAGCGGGACATGAGCGCGATCCAGGCCGCGCGGGCGGAGAGCGTGGCGCGCGAGGTGGCCGACGAACAGGCATCCGCGGCGCTGGATGCGGCGCGGCTGGGCGCCGACCAGCGGACGATCGAGGCGCTGGAGCGGCAGGCGGACCTGAAGCGCCGGATCGCCGGCTATTACGAGCTGACCAAGAACCTTGCCGAGGCCACCCGTCTGGCGGAGGCGGACCAGGCGAAGGTGGATGCGGCGCGCGCGCAGGTGCGCCAGCGGTGGCTGGAGGATGACGCACGCGAACAGGCGGTGCGGATCGCGCAGGCGCGCGGCGACAGCGAGGATCGCATCCGCCAGCTGGAGCGCGAAATCGATATCCGGCGGCGCGCGCGCGAGCTGGAACAGAACGGCGGGCTGTCCAGCGGTGAGGCGGCGGCGCGGGCGGCGACCGAATGGGACCAGGAGAATCGCGCGCGGATGATCGGCAACGTCCGGGCGACGTTCCGGGATGGCATTCGCGCCGCGCTGGACGGGAACCTGGGCGATTTCTTCAAGAACTGGTGGAAGGAGCGCGTGGCCAAGGGGATGGAGGAGGCGATCAATTCGCTGGCCGATCTGGTGTCGCGGCTGTTCGCCAATATCGGGCGCGGATCGGGTGGCGGCGGGCTGCTGGGCAAGCTGGGATCGTTCGTCGGCACGCTGCTGGGCGGGGGCGTCAACATTACGCCGGGGATGCTGGGCGTGCCCGATTTTCCGGTCGCCCTGCCGGAAATGGGCAAGGTGTGGGCGGACCTGCCCAAGTTCGCGACCGGCGGTTCGTTCCGCGTCGGCGGGATGAGCGGGATCGACAACAACCTGATCGCGTTCCGCGCGACCAAGGGCGAGATGGTCGACATCCGCAAGCCGGGCAACGACAATGGCGGCGCGGGCAGCGTGATGGTGGTGCCCAGCCCGTACTTTGACGTCGTCGCCGCATCGGCGGCAGAGCCGTCGATCCAGCGCATGGGCGTGCGCGCGGCGATGGGCGGCAGCGAGCTGGCGACGGCGCGCGCCGCGAAGTCCACCCGGCGCAGGATCGTGCGATGAGCGTCCTGTTGCCCACCGACCCGGCACCGGCCGAGGCGACGCCGTCGTATCTGGACTGGGGCGGCACGCTGCGTCCGATCTTCGGGGGCGCTCTGCAGAAGCTGCGCCGGCTGGGCGATCGCTTCGCCCTGTCGGTCAACATGCCGCCGATGCTGTCGGCCGAGGACGGCATGACGTGGGTGGCGCGGCTGATCACGGCGCGCGGCGAAGGGGCGATCCTGCCGTGGCCGCAGCCGGGTTTTGATCCCGGCGCGCCGGGGGCGCCCAAGGTGGCGCAGGCCGGGCAGACGGGAACGCTGCTGCTGGTGTCCGGATTTTCGGCGAACTACGCCATTCGCGAAGGGCAGTTCTTTTCGATCATCCACGGCGGTCGCCGTTACCTGCACGTCGTGGCGGCCGGCGCCAATGCCGGCAGCGACGGGATGACGACGCTGTCCATCCGGCCGATGCTGCGCGTTTCCCCGGCCGCGAACGCCATTTGCGAGTTCGCGCAGCCGATGATCGAGGGGCTGCTGACGGGGGATGAGCAAAGCTGGAACCTGTCGACGGCGCGGACGACCGGGCTGTCTTTCGGATTGCAGGAGACACGATGAGCCAGTTGACCCCGGCGCTGGACGCCCAGCTGCGCACGGATGCGCCGATCATCTTCGGCGCCGTGGCGATCGATCTTCCCGGATACACGATCAACCTGCTGGACGGCGCGGGCGTGCTGTCGTTCGGCGGGCGGACCTTCGCCGGGCAGGACGATGTGTTCGGCACGATTTCCGAGGTCGAGGATCTGACGGACGGCACCGGCGACAGCGCGCCCGCTTTCAGCTTGACCCTGCTACCGGCGAGCGACGCCGCGGCGGCGACGCTGGCCGGCCCCGGGATGCAGGGCGCCCCCGTGCTGGTGTGGATGGGCGCGGTGGACGAAGCGTCCGGCCAGCCGATCCCGGATCCGCATCTGATCTTCGCGGGGGAAATCGACGTGCCGTCGCTGCGATCGGAGGAGCATGGCCGGTCGCTCGACTATGAGGTGACGTCGGTGTTCGAGCGGTTGTTCGAGGATGACGAGAGCGTGCGTCTGTCGGCGGGGCACCATCGCAGCATTTTCCCCAACGAGGCGGGGATGGATTACGTCACCGGGGTGGACCGTCCGGTCTATTGGGGTGTCGCCGGCACGCAGACGTCGGTGCAGACCAACGCGGCGGCGGCGTTCGGCGGGCTGGGCGGCTATTTCCTCGATCGGGTGTACCAGTGACCGACCCGATGGTGCGGCGGCGCGACGCGGCGCAGGCGGCGCTGGACAGATGGTCCGCGCGGCCGATGCGGCTGGGGACGTCGGATTGCGTGCGGATGGTCGCGGCGCACCTGCGCAAGCTGGGGACCAAGGTGCGGTTGCCGCCATCCGGTTCGTATCGCACGGTGGCGGGTGCGATGAAGGCGCTGAAGGCGGCGGGCCACGCCTCGCTGGCGGAGGCGCTGGACGCGCACGGGCTGGAGCGGATCGCGCCGGCAGCGGCGATCGTCGGCGACATCCTGATGCTGCCCGGTGTCGATCGCTTGGGCGCGCTGACGATCGCGCTGGGCAACGGGCGCGTCGTCGGCTGGCATGAGGATGTGCCGGGCGGGGCGACGGTGTTGCAGCCGGTCGACTATGTCACGGCGTGGCGGGTACCGGTTTAGCTGGCGCAGAAGCGAATTCGGTTGCGCCACTTTCTGTTCAGGACGAACGAGGTTCGCGCTTCAATCCGCACCGGCGTTCCTTCGTATAGCGTGATGAGCGTTGGCGATTTTGCGACACTGCCAAAGGTCACATACCGACGCCCAACAACCCTTGTGACGATTGGTCGCCCGATCGGGTCGAGGGCCAGTCCAATGCACTGCTGTAACTGATCTATAGATTGCGTGCTTTCGACGGACACGACCGGTGTTCGCGACAGCATCTTTTCGGTTGGCAATTCCACCGATGGCGTCGTCGCCAGCACCACAGCCACCATCCACATCGCGTCTCTCCGAAAGGGGCCACTATCATATGTCCGCAGTCGCAAAAGTCGCTGCCGTTGTTGTCGGCGCGGTAGCTGTCGTGGCGACAGGCGGACTTGGTGGCGCGCTGGCGGGTGCGGTGACCGGGTTTCTGGGTGTCTCAGCGGGGACCATCAGTGCGGTAGCCACGGGCCTTGGGCTTGTTGCATCGCTCACCGCCAAGAAACCTGCCTCAATGGTCACCGGCAGTCAGACCAGCTTTTCGGCCAACCCCGACGATGGCCTGCCGTTGATGCTGGGCCGCACCGGGACGGCGGGCAAGATCGTGTACCGCACCGGTTTCGACACCCGCGACGCGGGCGACAATGACCGGCAAAGCTTCGTCAGCGTCCTGTCGGTCGGGCCGATCGCCGCGATCGAGGGGCAGACGGTCGACCAGGTGCCGGTCAGCTACACCGCGACCGGCGCGGCGATCGGCCAATATGCGGGGTGGATGTGGAGCCAGACGCAGCGCGGCACGCTGCCGGAGGGGTCGCCGCTGGGGTTCGGCGCGGGCGCGGGGACGCCGCCCGGCTGGGGGCCAACGCACAAGCTGTCGGGCAAGGCGGCGGCATCGTGGACGCTGCGGTTCGACACCAAGGGCAAGATGTTCCAGGCGGGCGTCCCCGCGCCGATGTGGGTCGGCCGGGGCGCGCGCTGCTACGATCCGACCAAGGACAGCACCTATCCCGGCGGATCGGGTTCGCACCGCATGGCCGATCCGTCCGACACGGCGGCCTATGACGCAGCGCAGGCGACGTGGGAGTGGACCGAGAACCCGTATCTGCTGGCGATGCGCTGGGCGCATGGCGTGTGGCAGCGGGATCCCAGCGTCGCGGGATCGACGTATCAGCGGGTCATGGGGATCGGTGCACCGTGGGCGCTGATCGACGTGGCGGCGTTCGTCGAGGGGCGCAACATCGCGGTCGCGAACGGGTGGACGGCGGGCGGGATCGTCTATTCCACCGACGGCAAGTGGGACACGATGAAACGCATCCTGCAGGCCGGGATGGGCGAGCCGATGGCGCTGGGCGCGCGGATCAGCTGCTACGTCAACGCGCCCAAAGTATCGCTGGCGACGATCACGACCGACGACGTCGTGGGCGCGGCGAGCGTGACGGCAACGCAGTCGCGCCGCGACCGGATCAACACGATCACGCCGCGCTACCGGCTGGAGGCGAACAACTGGCAGTATCTGCCGGGCAGCCCGATCAGCGTGGCCGAGCATGTGGCGCTGGACGGCGGCAAGCGTTCGCGGTTGCAGGATTATCCGCTGATCCAGAACACCAAGCAGGTGGCCACGGCGGTCCGATACGACATCGAGAATGCGCGCGAGTTCGGTCCGATCGTGCTGCCGCTGAAGCTGGTGTGGATGGGGTACAAGCCGGGCGACTGCGTCACCGCGACGCTGCCCGAGCTGGGGCTGAACGCGCAGCCGATCCTGCTGCTGCAACGCCAGCTGGCGCCGGCCAGCGGGGTGGTGACGATGACCGCGCGCAGCGAGACGCCGGGCAAGCACGCCTTCGCCCTAGGGCAGACGACGACGCCGCCCCCCACGCCGGGGGTCACCGCGCAGCCGATCGTGCCGATGCCGCGCGACTTCGACTGGACGCTGGCGGCGTTGCCGGCGGGCGGGCAGCTGGTGACCCCGACGCTGGCGATCAGCGGCGCGTGCGCGGCCAACGTGGACGGCGTAGTGTTCGAATACCGCGTCTTCGACAGCGGGGCGGTGTGGACCGCGGCGGGGAGCGACGCGCCGACCGCAACGTATCGCGAGATCACCGGGCTGCGCGCCGGCACCGCCTACGAGGTGGCGGTCAGCTATACCAAGGCGGGGGTGGCGAGCGACCGGCGGGTGATCGGGCCGGTGACGACGGCGATGGTGTCGGTAAAGGGCGATCCCGGCGCGGACGGGTTGCCCGGCGCGCCGGGGGCGGACGGCCGGACGACCTACACGCACTATGCCTATGCCAACAGCCCGGACGGGGTTGTCGATTTCGTCACTGGCGAGTCGGGCACCCGCGCCTATGAGGGGTCGTATACCGACTTTTCGCCGACCGACAGCACCAGTCCGGGCGCGTACAGCTGGCGCGAATATCGCGGCCCCCCGTTCGGGATGGCCACGCGCGGGGTCGCGGTCGTCGCGGGTCGCCAGATCATCAAGAATGGTGGCGCTGACGATTGGGACAGCGACGCCTATTCAACGGTCGGATATCTCGACGGTGCGGTAGCGAGCGCACGGCCTGGCATTTCGTCGGTCAACATGATGTTCGGCCTCAATACCGACCCGCTGACCGATGCCTCCTACAGCAGCCTGGACCATGCGTGGTACTGCACCGCCAGTCAGTCGCTCCAGATCTACGAGAGTGGGAGCTATGTCGGCGAGTACGGGGCATGGAATACCGACACAGCCCTTCAGATCAGCTATGACGGCCGCTTCGTGCGATATCTCAAGGATGGCGCCGTAAGGCTGACGCGCGACGTCGGCGCCGGAAAGCTGTTCTATTTCGACAGCAGTCTGAATACGACGGGATCGCGCTGGGATGCGATCGAGTTTTCGGCGGCGGGCACGCGCGGTGTCGACGGCAGGGACGGGCTGGACGGCTCGGACGGGTTGCCGGGGGCGCCGGGCGCAAACGGTCAGACCAGCTACGTGCACTTTGCCTATGCCGACAGTGCGGACGGGCAGACGAACTTCACCGTCGGGGATGCCGAGGGGCGGACCTATATCGGCACCTATACCGACTTCACGCCGGGCGACAGCGGCAACCCGGCGGCCTATGTCTGGACGCGGCTGCGCGGGATCGACGGCGCGAACGGCATCCCCGGCCAGCCGGGGGAGGATGGCCGCCCTAGTTACGTCCACATCGCCTATGCCAACAGCGCAGACGGTCAGTCCGACTTCGACCTGTCGGACCCGACCGGGCGGCGCTACATCGGCGTCTATACCGATCAGGTTCTGGCCGACAGCACCAGCCCCGCGGCCTATACATGGTCGTTGATAAAGGGCGCGGATGGCGCGCCGGGCGTGTCGCCGCTGCTGGTCACCGCCCAGCCCGCCGCGCTGCAACTGCAGGGGGACACGGCGGGCGCGGCGGTGCCGGGGTCGCTGCCGGCGTACATCGAGAACAGCGCGTCGCGCGCGGGCGTGTCGGCGACGATCACGGGCGTGACGATCGATGCCACGTCGGGATGCACCGCAAGCGTCGCGGGCGACGGCACGACGATCGCGATCACGGCGATCAGCAAGGCGACCGCGAGCGTCAGCTACACCGTGTCGGCGGCGGGGCTGTCGCAGCAGGTCAAGGTCGGGATCACGGTGCTGCGCGCGCCGACATCGCTGGAGGAGCGCGGGCTGAACATCGGGTCCGGTGGCACGTCGACCAGCTACGACGTGTTCGGCGGGACGATTTCGATCCAGGCGGGATCGTCAGGCAAGATCGATACCCTGCTGTCGGGCACCTACTACTCCGGGGGGAGCGGCGCGATCGGCGAGACGCGGCTACAGACCAAGCACCAATACCGCGTCCCGAGCGGGTCGTGGGTCGACGTGTCCGGCAGCGAGGGGATGGGGAGCAGCGCGACGCGGGCCAACGGTGGCCCCGGCGAGCCGCCCGAGAACAATCCCGGCAGTCCGTATGATGCGATCGGGCATATCACCGGGTTGACCGCCGGCACCTATTACGAGGTGCGGGCGCTGGCCTATTACGACACCAGCATGGGCAGCACTGCCAAACCGGCGACGGGCGTCGCATGCGTCCTGATCGCCAAGCAGGTGGCATGATGATCGCGATCCGGCACAGCGGCACCGGCGAGGTGCAGTTCGTCACCTCGCTGGCGGGGCACGGCGCGGGCTGGGCGCAGGTCGGCGGTGCGCTGCCGGCCGGCGTGCCGGTCGACCTGCTGACGCTGTCGGGCGGTGCGTGGGTCGAGGATCCGGCGAAGGTCCGAGCGCAGTTGCTGGCGGCGGTGAAGGCCGAGGCGGAGGCGCGCAAGATGGCGTGGCTGTCCGCCGGCGGCGCAAAGAAGGCCGAGTACGCGCAGAAGGCCGCGGAGGTGGCGTTCTTCGACAGCCTGGGTGCGACGGTGACGCTGGCGCTGGCCGCGCTCAACGCGATGCCGGCGTCGGTCAAGCAGGCCAAGTTCGGTTACGCACTCGCGGATGCGGCGGCGTTCGGCGACACGGTGCCCGATGCCGTCGCGCGGTTTCGCGCGGGCATGGGCGCGTCGACCAAGGTGCCGACGATCGCGGCGGCCGAAGCGAAAGCGTGCGCGGCACTGAAGGCCGCGACGACCGTGGCGGCGATGCGGGCCGTCGTCACCGGGGTCACCTGGCCCGCCTGAACCCCGAAAGGACAATGCCATGAAACTCGCGGCCCTGTTGCTCGCCACGATCCTGCTTGCCGGGTGCGAGGGCGATCCGTCGCCCGCGCCGTCGCCGGGCGCGACCAGCGCCAATTACGTCGACAACGACCCGCGCTGGCCGGACGGCGCGCCGAAGTGATCCCCGGCCGGCCGGCGATGGGCGCCGGCCGGCAATCCCCTGTTGACGGAGACGATGATGCACCACGATCGCGGCGCGGCCGGGGACGGCGCGCGATGACCCCGCTTGCCCATATCATCATCGTCACGTCGATCTGGACGATGATGCTGTATGGCGCGCGCTTCGCGGTCGCGTCGGGCCACTGGCTGATGCCGATCGGCGTCGCGGGCTGGCACCTCGCATGGTGCCGCGGCGACGGGCGGGTGTGCCGCGCGCGCTTTCGCGGGGCGGTCGACCAGCTGCACGTCGATCTGGCGAGCGCGATCGAGACGCCGTGGAGCGCGACGCTGTTTTTCGCCGGCTGCGTGCTGGTGGGGCTGTCGTACCTGTCCGGGTCGATGGGCGATGCGATCCGGCTGGTCAGCCTGCATCCCGATACATGGGTCGCGTTCGACGTGGTGACGGACTGCCTGACGGCGGTGCTGTCGGTGACCGGCATCAGCTTCGTGATGGCCGGTTTTTCGCGACATCGGACGGCCAGTTTCCTGGTGTCCGGAATCCTGGTCCTGACGGGCCTGGGGATTGCGGTGGTGACGCTGTGAAGGACTGGCAGGCGTATGTGCTGGCGAGCTTCGCCGTCGCCGCGGGTCAGGGCCTGCGCATCGGCCAGAAGATCGAGGCGGGCAAGCCGGTGACGTGGCGCGACATCGCGGTGCTGGCGACGTTGCTGCCGGCGTTCGGCGCGCTGGGCGGGGCGCTGGCGTCCCATTTCGCGCAGCCGGTGTGGATGGTGCTGTTCGCGGGCATCTGCGCCGGGTGGACCGGGATCGGCGCCATCAAGCTGATGCTCAAGATCCTGCCGATGCTGCTGCCCGCGCCGCTCGCGCGGATGCTGGGCGGGGATGACCCCAAGGAGGGGTGAGGCCCCTCGCAAACCGAAAGGACTGACGATGGCAAAGGAACCGCCGTGGCTGACGGCCGCGCGGGCGAAGCTTGGCACGCGCGAGGCGCCCGGCGTCGCCAACAACCCGACGATCATGGGCTGGGCCAAGCGGCTGGGCACCAAGGTGCTGGGCATGGTCTACAACGCCGACAGCGTGCCGTGGTGCGGGCTGTTCGCGGCCCAGTGCGTGACCGAGGCGGGGTTGATCCCGCCCAAGATCGCGGTCCGCGCGAAGGCGTGGGCGTCGTGGGGCGTGCCGATCAACGCCGACAATCTGGCGCCGGGCGCCGTGCTGGTGTTCGAGCGGTCGGGCGGCGGGCACGTCGGTTTCTACGTCGGCGAGCGCGCGGACGCGTACCGCGTGCTGGGCGGCAATCAGGGCGATGCGGTGACGCTGGCGTGGATCGCCAAGGATCGCTGCGTCGCGCGGCGCTGGCCGGCGAGCCGTCCGCGCATCGGCGCGCCGGTGCAGCTGGCGAGCAACGGGGAGCCGCTGTCGCGGGACGAGGCGTGACCGCCGCCCTGGCGCTGCTGCGTCGCTGCTGGTGGGCGATCCCGATCGTCGCGCTGGCGGCGGGGTGGCTGGTCGATCGCGCGCGGCTGGGCGACGTGCGGCGCACGCTGGCGAACGAGCGCGCGTCCTGGACCGCGGAGATCGCCCGCGCCGATGCCGCGCGCCTGTCGGCGGAGCGCGACTATGCCGCGCGGCTGTCGACCGCCACGGCCACCTATGCCGACCGGCTGGCCGCGCGCCAGCCGATCATCATCCGATCCACCAACACCGTGAGGGATTATGCTGCGACCCCTGCTGGCCGGGCTGTGTGCCTTGGCGCTGACCGCGTGCGCGGGATCGACGCGCTCGATGCCGAGCTTTCCGACGATCCCGACCCCGCCGGGGGCCGCGGCGGCGCCGTGCACCCCGACCCCGATGCCCCGCCAGCCGGACGGTAGCGCCACGGCCGCAGACGCCGAAGACGCGATCCGGTCGGGGCGGATCGACCTGGCCGCGTGCGAGGCCAAGCGGCGGCTCCTGTGGGAGGCGTGGCCGATCATGACGACACGAAAGGAGCAGCGGCGATGATTGCCATTCCAGCGATGCCGAGTGCGCCGGTTGCGCCTGCGGCGCCCGGTGGGGCGCCCCGGCCCTCATGGCATGGGGCCGGTCAGCTACTCGCTGCACCGGCCGGGTACGTCATCCGTACCGACGTAGACGGCGCGATCATGGTCGATGCCGATGGCGCCATTCTGGTGGAGAAAATCTGATGATCGGGATGCCTGGGCTTCCGGCCGGTCCTTCCCTTCCGGCGCTGCCGGTCGCCGGGGGACGAATGGGCGGATCGCCTTCTGTTCCCCTGCCGCGTCTTCCGGCAAAGCTGTTGCTTCATGCCATGGAATCGACCGCAACCGGCGTCATCGCGTCGGGGGGAGGATTGAGCGACGCGACGAACGGCGACAACCCGATGGGGCAGGCGACGGTGCTGCAGTTCGTCCCGCCGGCCGCGAACACGCACTATTTCCTGACGATCCCGCTGGCAGGCCCGACAGACCTTCGCGGCGGCTCGATCGAGATGACCGTCAAACATGCCGCCAACATCGGCAACCTCAGCGCGTTCGACATCGAACTGCATTCGTCCACCACGATCGGCACTCCCACGGGAGATTACAGCGGCATCCTGGGCTGGAACGACGGCGTGACGATGATGAAAAACGGCTCGACCGGTTCGGGCACAACCGCAGGTCGCTGGCAGACCGTGGCGTTCAGCACCGCGATGATCGCAGAGGGAGGGACCACCCGCGTCGCTGGCGCCGGGGCCGACCTTTCACAGATCCGCTGGATCAGGCTGCGCATTCGGTCCGCGAGCAGTCAGCCGATCGTCCAGTTCCAGTTTGGACCGATCCGTTTCCAGGCCAACCCGCTGACCAAGGCGAAGCTGATCCTGTGTTTCGACGACGGGCATATCAGCCAGTACGACACCGCTCTGCCGGCGATCCGTGCGAAGGGTTGGGCTGGCGTGCTGTTCCCCGGCGCTGTGCAGGCGGTGATCGACAGCGACGCGACCAAGCTGACGACTGCACAGCTTCAGCAGATGCAGGCCGAAGGCTGGCAGATCGCGTCGCAGGCATGGTCGGCCGAGAACGTCCAGAACCAGACCGAGGTCGATGCGCTGAAGGCGTGGATGGCCGCGCGCGGGCTGACCGGCGGCGGATTCGGGAGCTATTTTTCGGCGATCGGGCCACGGTCGCTCGCCAGCTGGCCGACCTTCCGCGACAACTACCGGGGCGTTCGATCCTTCGACAGCCCGCGCGGCCTCAATCCGCCGTTGGTGTTCGGCGAAAGCTATCCCTGGCCGGATTACGGCTGGGTCCATGCACTGGCCGCCGATGCGTCGGGCGGCGGCGCGAGCGGCTTCCGCACCGCGCACATCGACCAGACGATCGCCAACAAGGGCGTGGCGCTGATGGTGTGGCACGCCGACATGACCGGGCTGCAAGAGGTGATCGACTATGCCGACACCAAGCGCGCGCAGATCGACGTCGTGACGGAGGCTGCGCTGTTCGCCGCCTTTGCACGGCCCTGACCCCATCCGATTTTCCATAGGAGACAGTATCATGGCCGATCTTCGTTTTCGTTTGTCCCGCACGCCCATCGCCTTTGCGATCGTGGGCCAGTCCAATCAGCGCGGGCAGGTGTCGCCGACCGAGACGATCGGGGGCATGGCGTCGCGCACCGCGTTCCCGCAGGCGTTCGCAAGCCTTCGCAATCCGGGAGTGCGCTACCCGGTGGGGCCGGCGGGGTCGCTGAACGGGGGGTATCATTTCAAGATTTATGACGATCTGTGGGATTGGGGTTACAATGCGCAGATGGTCAATGCGTCGATCGGCAGCATGTCGATGCTGCGCGATGCGGCGGGCCAGATTCTCGACATCGCCGGATGGCGATCCCAGCCGGCGCGCCAGCAGCGGGCGGCGGATGTGCCCGGTGACCGCGGCTATATCGGCGACTATGGCGTGGCGAGCGGCAAGGTCTTCGTCTGCACGACCGGGCGCCGTGCCTATGCCTTCCACCAGGGGACGTTCCTGCCGAACGATAGCGGCGTAAATCAGAATCTGGATTTCATCCGGGAAGTCGGGACCAACACGACGGCGGCGTCGGCACCCGACTTTTCGGCGGCGACGGTGGGCAGCACCGTCGCCGATGGCACCGTCACATGGACCTGCGTAAGCGTCTCCACCACCTTTCTGGGCTACACCTATGGCCCGGGCGCGTGTTCGGAGACGCGAGCCGGGTTCGATCCGTTCGGCATTCTGCGGCGCTGTCATGAGGAAATGGCGCGTATCCGCAGCGCGCGCGAGCGGATCATCATATTGTGCAACGGCCAATCCGACACAGGCCAGACCAGCGGGCTGTACCAGGGCGCAATCAACAGCGTCGCTTCGTTCTTCGCCAACCGGGGCTATACGGTGCATCTCGGGCTGGCGGAGTACAGCCCGGCTGGTGGCAGCACCGCCGGGTATGAGACGCTCAGCGCGGCGCTGGCATCGTCCTACACGTTCCTAACGGGCGCGTTTTCGGCGACGCAGATCAAGCAGGGGCCGAACCTGTATCAGCTGATGGGTTCGACGGGCGACATGGCGGCCGGCGGCGCCAATTTCGTCAAGGACAGCGGGCAGGACAACATTCACCAGAACGCGCGCGGGGCGATCGAGGCCGGGCGGCTGGTCGCCAATTCGGTCAAGGCGTGGCTCCCCCAGATCGTCGACCCGGCTGTCGTCAACTGATCCAGCCCCGGATCGTCGCGATCGCGCTGATGGCCATGAGGGTCGCCAGCACGATCGCTTCGATCGGGGGGAGGCGCTTACGCATCGGGGTCGCCCTCATAGGTGATCCCTGTGCCGACCTCCTGCCCCAGCATCCGGGCGATCGGCTTGGAAAAGGCGCTTGCGCCCATCTGGTCGGTGTACGGGGCGGCGGACAGCACCTCGTACCGGTTGAGCGCGCGGTCGGCGATCGTCGTGGCGACCAGCACGCGGGCCATGTCGCGGCGCGCGATGCTGTGGTGGGTCAGATCGTTGCGGACGCTGGCGGGGACATCGCGGAGCGCGCCCGCGACGATGTAGATCAGTTCGTCGCGATCGACCTGCCTCATGGCGCCGGGGTCCACGGGTCACGCGCGCCCAGCAGCCGTTCGTCGACGTTGAGGGTGATGGCCAGCATGCGGCGCTCCTCTTCCGGCAGGCGCCTGGGTGAGCCGCGGGTGACGAACTGCTGGAGATAGGCGACGTTGCGGCCGATCTTGCACGACAGCGACGTGAGGCTTTCGCCGCGATCGGCGGCGAATCGGAGGAGGTTCTGGCGGGCGTCCATCGGCGCAGGATGACGCGGCCGGGGCGATCCCGCCAGCATTTTTGTTCTTGCGATGTTCCGCGCAATCTTTTCGCGCCGGGTCACCCGTCAGGGTTTCGCCGCCAGCCCGGCGCGGACGATCTCATCATCGGTGCGCGGGTCTGCGCGCAGGGCGTCGATGACGTCGGGCGACAGCCGCATCGTCTTGTTGCGCTTCGCACCGTCGCCCATCACCGGGCGACCGCGTCGGCGGGGCGGCTGCTGGTCGGTGTCGTCGATCGGCGCGACGGCGGGTGCCGACGCCGTCTCCCAGGTGGGGGACGGCGCTGGACGGTTACGACGCGAGCGGTTGGGGTGGTTGGCCATGTCAGTGCCCGTTGGCGACCGCCAGGAGGTTTCCGTCAAGCCCGTCGATCTGCTTGTCGCTCTGGCCATCGGCAAAGTGCCAGCCCATGACCGGATCGCGGACAAGGCGGATCGAGATTTGGGCGCGCGTCGACGGTCGGAGCAGCACGTCGATGCCATCTCCCCGGTTGTCCGGGCCGACGACGACCGCAAACTTGGCCCGGTCATGCCGCGCGACCCATACGCCGTAAGGGTCGTCCGCTTGTTCCGGCCGCGACAGGGCAACGGCGAGGGCAGTGTTCTGCGGGTCGGCAATCTTGGCCTGGATGGCGGCGATTGCTTCGCTCTGCGTCAGGATCTTGGTGGTCATTTGCCGTGGTCCTTTGTCTGTGGATCAGCGATAGGTGGGGGCGCTGCCGTGGCGATACGGGTTGTACCCTTCACCACCCTCATTGTAGCCGCGGTCAAACTTGCGCTCTGCGGCAACGCGCTTCTGCCGTTCGGCACGGCGCGGCGCATCCCAGGCGGCGTAGCGAGCGCGCTCATCGGCGCCGATCGCCCACTGGTCTGCCGTGATCGTCGCCCAGCCATTCTTGCCGGCAACGTTGATCAAGACAACCGCGACTGCCCCCGCCCGCTTGAAGGCCACCAGCTGCGGACGCAGGAAATGCGTAGAGTTCGCTTCGATGTCTGCGATCATGATCGGATTGCCGGCGCCGCGCACGTTATCGCCGGTCGCCTCGATCGACGCGCCGACCTGCGCGAGAGCGAAACGATCGGTCTGGCGGATGATGGTGGGAGTGGGCTGGAATTCGGCCATCGTCTGTCTCCGCCCCTGATCCGGCGAGGCGCCCGACCGGCTCGGTGCCGATGGACATCGGATATATGCCACAGCATAAATGCACAAGCGGTTTTTTGCTGTAGCACAAATTATTTTGAGGCGTTCGGGGATAGTTCGGGACTTCTGGTTCCCTGCGTTCCCTTTCCGATCCCTCTTGATCCCTCCGGGTCCATGAGTAGAGAGAGCGGCAACGGCAGAAATCCTAGGTTTCTAGGCGCCGGGCGCTTAGCTCAGCTGGTAGAGCGGCTCGTTTACACCGAGTAGGTCGGCGGTTCGAACCCGTCAGCGCCCACCATCTTCCATCCGTTGCAAGGTTGCTGTCCTACATCTTCCAACTTGCGCCAGCCGTGCGGTCATCGAAGGCGAGGCAGGAGCGGACATGCGCGAGCTGGTGGAACAGAGGATCGACGGCGCGGGGCGCCGCGGCGCGGTCGTCACGGGCGGGGCGCGGGGGCGCACGGTGACGGTCAATCGCCGCGAATCGGCGCTCGCGTGGCTGGCGGCGCGCGGGCTGGTGACGGCGCGGCAGAACGAGGCGGGCGAACGCCTGCGCACCGATTACGAGCGCGCGGCGCTGGGCGCGTCGGTGACGATGCAGTGGCAGCCGCGCGTCGATGGCGGATGCCGCGACGGGCTGGACCCGACCGAGGCGCAGCTGGCGGCGAAGCGGCGCTTCGACGGCGCCATCGCCGCGGCGGGCGCGGGGCTGTCCGACATCCTGTGGCGCGTCGTCTGCGCGGGCGAGGGGCTGCCCGCCAGCGAGCGTGCGCTGGGCTGGCCGACGCGCAGCGGGCGGCTGGTGCTCACGCTGGCGCTGGATCGCGTCGCCGACCATTACCGCCTGCCGTGATAGGGGCTTGCCCTGACGCGCCGGGCGGCGCACGTCGGGGCGATGCGGATACGGTTCACCAAATGCCACGGGTCGGGCAACGATTTCCCGTTGATCGACGGGCGCGCGCTGTCGCTGGACGAGGCGCAATGGGCGCAGGTGGCGCGCGCGCTGGCGGACCCGGCGGGGCCGGTCGGGGGCGACGGGCTGCTGGTGCTGACCGCCGGAGACGATACCGCTGACGGGACGGCATTCGGGATGCGGATGTTCAACCGCGACGGATCGGAGGCGGAGACGTGTCTGAACGGCCTGCGCTGCGTCGCGCGCGCGGGGTTCGAGGCGCTGGGGATCACGCGCGCGACGGTGCGGCTGAAGACCAGCCGCGCGGAGGTGGCGCGCGCGCCCGACGTCGCGACCGGCGTCTATGCAGTGCGCGAGACCGCTGGCCCGGCGACGCTGAACGTCGCCGCCTGGCCGCTGGCGGGCGATCGCGACCGGATCGTCGAGGCACCGATCGCGATGCTGCCGACCGCGCGCGCGTTCACGGCGGTGGCCATCCCCAACCCGCACCTGATCGCCTTCGTCGAGCGTATCGACGAGGAGGAACTGGTGCGCGTCGGCATGGCGTGCGAGGCGGCACCCGACTGGCTACCCAACCGCGCCAATGTGTCGTTCGTCGAGGTGCGCGGCCCCGACGCGCTGTTCGTGCGCACGTTCGAGCGCGGCGTCGGGCTGACCGACAGTTGTGGCAGCGCGATGGCGGCGTCCACCTATGCCGCGGGGCTGACCGGGCGGATCGCCGTCGCGCACGAGATCGCGGTGCTCAACCGCGGCGGGCTGGTCCGCGCCAGCGCGACGGCGGAGGGGATGGTGACGATCACCGGAAACGCCACCTGGGAATGGGAGGGCGAGGTGACGATCGACCCGGTCCATGCGCGCGCCGGCGACCTGACGGTGATCCGCCACATGGATGCGGAGATCGCCGCCTGGGCCGCGGTGGTCGACACGATTCGCTGACGACTGGCCGCTGTAGACTGGCCGCCGACGAAGCGATCGCGGCGCGGTCAGCGCGCCGCGATCACCATGTTCTTCCCACTGCGCTTGGCGGTGTAGAGCGCGTGATCGGCATCGTGGAACGCCTGTGCGGTGCGATCGCCCTCGACCGGGGCGACCCCGGCGGAGAAGGTCAGCGATCCCATCGCCTCGCCGGTTTCCTGGTTGACGAGCGAGCGCGTGCTGAGCCGTTCGCGCACCGTATCGAGCAGGTCGCGCGCCTCGAGCGTGTCCGCCTCGCGGAACAGGCAGGCGAATTCCTCCCCGCCGTAGCGCGATACGATCGCGGCCTTGCCCAGCTGCCCTTCGAGGAAGCCGGCGACGAATTTGAGCACCCGGTCGCCCGCCGGATGACCAAAGCGATCGTTGATCTGCTTGAAATCGTCGATGTCGCACAGCGCCAGCGTGGGCGGCGGGCCGTCCGCGGCCAGCGCCTCGCGCAGGTGACGCTCGAAACTGCGGCGGTTGGGCAGCCCGGTCAGGTGATCCTGCTCGGCGGCGCGGCGCGCGCTTTCTAGGTCGGCCTTGAGCTGGTCCGCCTCGCGCTGGCTGCGCTGGAGCTGTTCCTCCATCCGCCGGGTCTTTTCCACCGCCTCGCGCGTGACCGTGATGATACGGTGCAGCGCGCCGACGGGATCGCTGTCCAGGTTGGCGGCTTCGCGATCCAGCTCGTCGCCGAGATGGGTCGCGTTGGAGCGCGATTCGCCGATCATCAGGCGATAGTCGACCAGCCCGCTTTCCAGCGTCTGTGCCAGCTGCGTCAGCGCTTCCGGCGTCAGTTCATCGGCGGCGCGCGATTCCAGGATGCGCGCGACGTCGTCGTCGAGAAGCGCCGCGCCGCTCTGAAGATGCGTCGCCACCGCCTGCGCGATGTCCCAGTCCTCGCCGGAGATATAGGCGTGCGCCACCGCGAAATTGGCCGGCGACGGGGCCAGGCCGTTGCGGAACAGGAAATCGCCGATGTCGTCGTACAGGCGACGGTGCACGGCGCCGCGGCCGCTGTCGCGCGGCGGTTGATCGTGATCCTCGACGGCGGCCGCCGCACCGGCGACGTCGGGCGACAGCCAGGCAAGCAGCCGGTGGCGGGGCGAAACGGATGTCCGCATCGGATCAGGCCCCCATCGCCAGGGGCGTCGGCGCGGCGGGCGCGGCGCTGGCGCGCGGCGGGGTGCGGCCGGTCCTGACGGCTTCCATCACCTGCGGCCAGGCATCGCTGAACCAGTAGCTGCCCCGTTCGGTGCGGTGCACGGTATCCTCCGACCGCGACCGCGCGGTATCCAGGTCGCGCTGCGGCACGAACGCCTGCGTCGGGATGTCGAAGAACGCGCGGACCACCGGCAGCGTCGGGTCTTCGTCGTTCACCGCGGTGACGATCGCCAGCTGGTTGCTGCGCAGCCGCACCAGCGTGCCGACCGGGTAGATGCCGATGCTCTCGATGAAGATCGCCAGCAGTTCGGGATCGAAATGCCCCGTCCACGACGACATGCGGGACAGCGCTTCGCTGGGCGACCACGGGCGCTTGTACGGGCGATCGGAGGTGACCGCGTCATAGACGTCGCAGATCGCCCCCATGCGCGCGTGGAGGCTGAGCTGCGCCGCGCTCAGCCCGTGCGGATAGCCGCTGCCGTCGATCCGTTCGTGGTGATGCAGGCACACGTCGAGGACCGGCGGCGCGACCCCGTCGCTTTCCAGGAGCAGCGCATGTCCCTTGACCGGATGCGTCTGCACCACGCTGAATTCGTTCGGCTCCAGCTTGCCGGGCTTGTCGAGCAGCGCGCTGGGCACCGCCATCTTGCCGATATCGTGGAGCATCCCGGCCATGCCGAGGTCGCGGACCTCATCCTCCGGCAGCCCCATGCGGCGCGCGAGGTTGATGAGCAGGGCGCAGACCGCCACCGAATGGAGGTAGGTGTATTCGTCCTTGTTCTTCAGCCGCGTGACCTTGATGATCGCGGTCGAATCGCGCGCGACCGAGGCGGCGATCTCATCGACCAGCGGCGAGATGGCGGCGGCGTCGACCGCGTGGCCCAGCCGCACTTCGGAGAACATCCGCGATACCGCTTCCTTCGATCGTTCGACGGTCTCGCGCGCGCGGTCCAGCTCGGTCGCCGGACGGCGGCGGGCGCGCCGCTCCGGCCCGTTATAGGGCGCAGCGGGGGCGAACGCCGCGGGTGGCTCCGATTCCTCCGGCGGATCGACGACGACAGCGCAGGCGGTCGCGGCGCCGGCGTCGGCCGGGCCGACGCCGCGGCTCGTATCGATAACGATCTCCGCGATCCCCGCGTCGACCAGCTTGTCGATCTGCGCCTGTCGCGTCAGTAGAAGTTGCGAGCGCCAGAAGGGACTCGCGAGCCAGCCGCCGTCCACCATATGGACGAACATTCCGACCCGTGCCTCCGACGTCTTGATCTTGATTAGCACCTTGCGCCCCCCGCCATGACCCGGCTTGTGAACCGAGGTTGCTTAATGACGATTTACGAAGGGGTCTTAGGTTCATCAAATCGGGTAATTCATAAGGAATCGCCGCGGACCGCCGGGGCGATGACATGCGGAACGAAGCGCGCGCCATTCCCGGTGATGAGCCCGTCCTCGCGAATGCCCATGCCGGCCGGCTCGCCACCCACGACCCAGCTGCCGATGACGGGGAAGATACCCGGCGCGGGCTGGGGCAGAGGGTAGAGTTCCTGAAAGACGTATCCCTCGTCGCCATAATCGCCGCCGGTTTCGGCAACGATCGTGCCGGCGCGGCGAAGCGAGACGTTCGCCCCCTCGCGCGCGAGCAGCGGCTTGGCCACCGCGTCCGCGTCGGCAGGTGGTGACCAGGCGGCGGCGAGCAGATTGGGGTGTCCGGGAAACAGATCGTCCAGCACGGGCAGGATGCCCTTGTTCGACCAGATCATCTTCCACACCGGTTCCAGCCACCGCGTCTCGCCGTGCGCCAGGCTGTCGAGCAACTGGGGTGCGAACGCTTCGTTGGCGAGCCATTCCCACGGGTACAGCTTGAACAGCGCCGCGATCCGCCGGTCGCCGGTATCGACGAAGCAGCGTGCGTCCCCGTCCCATCCGAGATCGTCGATCAGGATCGGCACCGTGGCCAGCCCGGCGCGCTGCGCGGTGTCGCGCAGATAGGCGGTGGTGACGGCATCCTCATCATCGGCGACATGCGCGAAGTGGACGGTCGCGGGCAGGTCGCCGCGAAGCGCCGACCAGCGTGCGACCAGTCGATCGTGGATGCTGTTGAACTGGTCGGCGTGCGGAAACCGTTCCTCCTTCCACGTCCACTGGATCACCGCCGCCTCCAGCAGCGAGGTCGGCGTGTCGCAGTTGAACTCGAACAGCTTCGGCGCGCCCTGGCCGTCATAGCCCAGGTCGAACCGGCCATAGTCGAGCGCGGGCGGTTCGGCGTTCCACGCATCGGCGATCGGGCCATGGAACGCCTCCGGGATGCCGAACCGGCGCAGCATGGCGCGATCGCCGACGATCGCGTCGCCCGCGACCAGGAAGAGGCGGTACAGCTCGGCGGTGGCGGCCTCGATCGTGGCGACCTGCGCGGGCGTGAAGCGGTAGCAGGCGGCCTCGTTCCAATAGGGCCGTCCATCGGCGGTATGCCAGATCAGCCCCTCCGCCTCGACCGTCGCGCGCCAGCCCCGGCGCGGTTCGATCGTCTCGCGGATCATGCGTGGATGCTGCCGAAGCGGTGCGCCGAGGAGCCGAAGCCGCCGCGCGCCACCGCCGCGGCGCGCGTCATCGCGGTGGATGCCGGCGCGCGGTAGAAGGTCGATCCCGCGGGACGCGACCACGATCCGCCCGTCGCCCGCTCGCCATAAGCGGGGATCCCGCTGTTGCGGCCGAGATAATACCACAGGAAGCCGCTGCCACGGCCGCCGGCGTGGCGACGGTCGCAGCGGTCGTCGGGAACGCGGTTGCCCGACCGGTCCGTGCAGACGGCGGTGTCGCGCTGCGCGGTCCAGTCGTCGCGCTGGCCGCATCCCGACAGGAGCAGCGCGGCGGCGACGCCGGTGGTGATGGTCAGATCCTTCTTCATGCACGTCCCCCAGGGTCCGGCGCCGTTGATCGGTCATGTGCGGGCCGCGTTCAATGGCCTTGCCGCGGATCGGGCAGGCGGACCGGCGCGCCATGACGCGCGGGGTGGGGTGCTGGCGATCGCGGAAC